TTATTCAGCAGTCGGCTCGCCAAACTTCTCAATGAATAAATTGAGTGCTTCTGCTGGTGTTTTACCAAACATCACTCGCTTATCCTCTTGCACGTTTGTGAAAGTACTGTCATGACAGAACCATGAATTTCCGTCTGATTCTATGATTAGACTTGGTACTTTGGATGGTGCGTATTCTTGCATTGCTATCTCCTTTGTTTAATTGATTTTTGCCTAGTTTTTTGACGTATGTCAGGTCGTATTTATCTATTCAATTGGCTCTAGGTCTTTAATCGCCCTCTCAATATCATCCTTCTTGTAATTTTTGCCGTCGATTTCGATAGTAGGCTCTGGGGTGGGTGGTTCAATAAAGCGATAACCAGTCTTTTCAAGCTCGTCAGTTGTGTACCACGTATTTGCAGTGGTATAGTCTTCAATATTACTCAATAAATAGCAGCTATCTAGCTTCGCTAAAACCTTTTTTGTGCCATTATAATTTTTAACAAAGTCACCAACACAAAGACTATCTAAGGTTTTCTCAACAGGCTCTAGCATTTCATCCGACCAGCAAAATTTATACTCGTTGACACCGTAATATCTGCTGGTAATGTGATTAATCGTAAGCACTTCGCCACCCATTCTTGCCATAAGACCACTACAACGCACGTCACCATAATACTCATCTGCGACAAGCCCCTCGCGAACTTTGACTTTATCACCGACCTTAAATCTTGTTGTTGACATTATATTTCCTTCCTTTTCCCCGTAGGGTACATTTAGCTTTTATCTGTATCTGACGGGTCTCTATACTCATCTAAATCTATAGCCTCACCATCAACCGAGATGTCGCAATCTAAGATAGATAAATCTTTATGTTGCTCTGGCGCACCATTCTGATACGCCCAGTACATAGTATCATCAGCGACCTCGTAAGCCTCATCTTGATTATTGGCTTTTACTGATAAATAACAGTCTAGAGTTATCTTTACTGGAATACTGAATTCTCTCATTTCTCCTCCTCAATTCCAAAATAAATCTTCCAATCTCGCTCGTTTTCTTTGATAGACTTTTCAGCTTCTTCTTTGGTTTTGTAATGTACAGGTTCACCGCTATCGCATCTATAGATTCTTATGCAGTCTAATTCTTTGTTTGCGCGGTAACAGCACACAGCCCAGCCACCGCTACCATTTTCAAAATCTGGCTCGAATGTTGAGGTTCGGCGTAGTCTGATTTCAGCTAGTTCACGGTCGCGGGCTCTTATGCACTCCTCTTCGGTGCGGTAGACTCTGCCAGTGCGCCAAGCATTGTAATCACGTAGCATTCCATCATAAGTTGTTGATCTTATATTAGCGTTCTCGAGAATAAAACATCTATCGCCAATTCTAGGTTTCCAATGAATACTATCTGTCGGCTCTTCTTGTATTTCCTCAAAGAACTCTTCAAAAAGTTCACTATCGATGAAAGTAGTATCTACATCGTTATTTTTAGTTATCAGTGTCCTTATGCCAAAAATTGGCTTACCTTCCGACAATATAGTGCCTTTTTTAAGGTTTGGTAAATCTTTAAGCAGTTTATAGCGCTTCATCATATATCTCCGTTTTAGGTTTCCTAAAATAACAACCAGAGTCGTCTGAAAATCTTATGAAATATTCCGTGAATTCTCGCCCTTCGCCATCTCGATATCTATAATGGTGAACATCTACAATATGCGGTCGTTCGGTTTTTTCTACTGGTACTTTAATCTCGTTTGTTATGTCCACAGAGATTATTCCTCCTCATACTCCTCCACAGAAAGAGTGATTATCTTATAACCTTTTTCTTCTAACTGTTTTTGGACACCTTTCCAGACTTCCGTCATCGTATTTTCTTTTTTAGTGCTTGTAGAAACATATTCAAATGATTTATCATTCTTATAATCAACTGTCACGATTAGTTTCATAACTTGTCCTTCCAATATTTAATTAAAATTTCCAATTCTCCGTCGGTCCATTTGTACGGCTTCTTCATACTTTCTAATAAATCAACGATATCTTCGCCGTAAGTCTTCAACATGAATCTCGTGTATCCAACCACATTTCCTTCATCGAATCGATTACAAGCTCGGCATTGAGCGTGAACATTTCGCTCATCGTATCTAAGAGCCATCCATCGTCTATTGATGAAATGTCCAGCGTCAGCCTGCTCAAAAGGCTTTCTTTGACCACATGAGCAGCAGATAAAGAACCCGTCCTCAGAATCTCTCAAACGGATATACTTCGAGAAAACTCTATCAGCTTTCTTTATAAGTTTTCGACTTGCCACGCCCAATTTGCCTTATTATTAAATTATTTTTTGTAAACACCCACTTAAATTTCTTCATAAAATTGATATCTGGGTTTGTTATCTTTATGACAAACCCATTATCAGTTTCTAACAAGTAGGTTTTCTTTCGTCTTGTCATCTAGCCTCCTAAAAAGGGATTTCGCTCAGGTCAACCTCTTCTGGGATATCCTCAATAACTTCGTCAGTTTCCTTTTTTAGTTTTGGCTCATATGACCATATATTACGCTCATATCGGTATTTCTCGTCACCGTTATTATCCACATAAGTTTCCTTAGTTTTCTCGACTGTATACCAGCAAGATTTACCTGGTAACTTCTGAATAAGCTGAGACATTTCATACAGACTTTTCATATTCTTGAAAAAGTCGCGAACTTTCTGCTTCTGGTCATCATCTTTGGCGTTGTGCACAAAAATCTTGCGGATTTTATCAACAGAAAAAGGTGTTGCTGCACCAGTAAACCACAATCGTGACTCACCCTGCTCGCCGTTCACACCTTCGACCTTCATATTCAGAAACACTTTGCCATTCGGATTTTTCTCAAAACCTGCCTCAGTGATTGTTACGGCATGAACGCCTTCAGTAAAATATGTCGACTCTTTCAAATCTTCCTCGCTTAATGTTATATTCTTCAATTCTTCGTCCGTCATAACCCTTATCCTTTCCTTAGAACATTAATTTTTGGACTTCTTTTTCAACCAGCTCAAGAGTAGCGTTTTGCACTCTACCTGTCATTTCGATTGCTTCTTGATAATCTTCCCGCTTTAACTCAAAAATCTGCAACCCTAGTTCTGGATTTGTGAACACGTCCGAATAAATACAGAAATAAAGTGTCCGCAGGTTTTCATTCACCAAAAAATACTGAATAATCTGAGCTTCGTAATCAAGTGGTGGATGCTTTTCATAAAAAGCCCTTACGACTTTCCAACTATCCAAGCATTTGATCTCAACCGCCTCAAAAACGTCATCTGTCTCATCGACGATCTCGCCATCAGGCGAGCAGATTATATATTCATTCACATCAGATTGCCAAACCCTACCGGGGATAATCTGCTTGCCTAGTTTTTTAGCAATCAGCTCTCTCGCTTCGTCTTCTAGGATCTGACCTCTCAGCATAGCCGAATAAGTAGCTCCTTCAGGCATTCTGTCTACGTAATCATTTGGGTTGATTGGCTTGGCTATTCGTTGAGCAATCAATTTATAAATGGAGTCATTAAGCTGAACATTAGCATAAAGCTCATTTAATTCATCTTCTGTCATCATTGCTCGGATATTATCCATTGTCAGATTTTTCGGGAACTCGTAACCTTTACTCTTAGCGAATTCGACAAGCTCGGCTTTTGGTATATAGCGAACGGACGAATACTCTTTAGCAGATGATCCCGAAATCCTACCTTCGTGAAAATCGAGCCATTCTTGAGTTCGCTGTTCAAGATCTAGGATTTTCATTTATCACCTCCTAGTTTTGCCTTTACCTCGTCCTTGACACCAACAAGTTCACGCGATAGCTTTGGATTGGCTCTGAGAATCTCAATATACTTCTCTTTCAGTTCACCTAGAGTCTTACAAGCTCGTAAGGCTGTTTCAGCAGCTTTTAGGTTGGCAGACTCTTTGTCGGTTCTTTCTTTGAGTTTACGCTCAAGATTACCATCATCGTCAGTGTCGACAAGTAAATCAAGCATCGCTATATATGAATACCTTTTCATGTAAGTAATACCTGAGCCTTGTGTCTGCGGATTGTTAGGCGCGCTTTCAACTGGTGCAATATCTTCAAGCATCTCGCCACTTTCAAGATGAATAAGCTTTGTCTTAATAGCCGTTTTAGTATCAATGTGGCTGATCGTCTGCTTAACCATTAAGCCGCATTTCTCTAAATCTTCTCGTGTCTCACTAACTACAACATTGTAGTCTGCGTACTTGCTTTTAAAATACGGGTTTTCTTTTGAGGCTTTCACCAGTGGTGTTATTTTGCGAAACTCTTGTAAGGCTTTGTATAATTCACTCATCTACACCTCCTTTCTATAAAAATCTTAAATATCTACCATTTGTATAAACCGACCATGCTTTATATCCTTGTGATTTCCACACATGATAAGCACAGTCAATATTTATTTCTGGGTTGCGCGAATCACAAGCTTCTCGTCCTGGTAAGATCCTCACCTGAAACAGTGATACTGAATAGCCGTAAGTTCGACCATTTTGCGTAAATGTTAGGCTTGTATCGCCAGTAGCGTTTTCATTGCAAGAACTTTCAGCTTGCATGATCGCTTTCATAATTCTCACGTCCCAATCATATTTCTCAAGTAAAGGTTGAAACCTTTCGCAGCCGCCTGCACTCGCTGCCTCCACAGCAGGTTTTTGAGGTGCAGGCGAGGCTTCAACCTTTGCGGCAGTTTGCTCTAGCGACGGTTGCCGCTTTCCCGTCGCTACTGTTTTGACACTTCAACTTTCACATTTTTAACGATTGTCGCCGCTTCAGTTTTGACTTGTTCAGTCTGACGCTTTTGGTATTGCATACCGCCGATAAAAGCGACGATTGCAGTAATTAAAATCGTAATGATGATAGTTTTGATAGTTTCAATATTAAGTTTTTTCATTGTTTTCTCCTTTTTTATCTTATTTAAGCCAAGCATAATTTGCGCAGCTCTTCTCTGGCGTAGAAATCTACTACCTCATCCTCGATTCCATCACAATCAGGATTTGGACAATAGAATTCAGTCTCGCCATGACAGCCGCACCATTCGGCTTCTCTACCAAAACAGCAAGGCTGAATTACTTCTAGGTTGTCGTGGTTGCAATACCACTCTCTATCAAAGAAATCAAAACGATAACTCGCTCTGATTTGCTTTACTTTAATTTTCATATTTACTCACAATCTGCCATTTGATATAATGGCTTTGGTGACCGCTCTTTTGAGCGGTTTTTTGCTTTACTGCCCACTTTAAGGCGTGGGAGACCTGTAGTGAACAGCGCTGAGCGTTCGAATAAAAAATCAAGAGGATTTTTGAAACGGTAGATTCGAACACCAGCTAATTAAGTAAGTACTAGCGATATAAAAACCGCTCAGCGCTGTTCACCTATAAACCAAATTATTAAAATACTAACTTTTATTCGTATTATGCCTGGATTGTAAATAATCTGTCGCGCTAATCCTTATTTCGCCGTACATTCACTTTTAACGCCGCTTACATAATCGTAATAGCACAGTTTGTTAATTCTGCACGAGGCTATCAGATACGCATTTGATAACCTCGTGGAAATTAAAAAACACCACAGATGTGGTGTAGATAAAAAAAGAACCGCCATAAAGGCGGGTAGTTTACAAAACCGTCGCTCTGACCAACTGAGCTAAAGCGGCATACAGCTATGCTTTAATCAAATGAGCAACAACTCTATGTAATTTTAGCAAATTATAATAAACTGGTCAACGGCATAATACTTATTATTGACTATTTGTAAAAAACATGTTATTATAAAAATATGAATGATTCAATAAAGAAAATTTTAGTTGAATGGAATACAAAAACAACTGAAAGACAAAAACTACAGCAAACTTACGCTTTAATAGCTTGTGTTTCATTAATTATAGCAGGGATAATCAGTCTAATAAACTACACTCTAGGTCAAAGATTACTACTAGTAGCGATCTTGGCACTATTTACGCTAATTGTTAATATGATAATCTGGGCATTGTTACAATCTCTGATTTTATTAAAAATAAATAAAATAAAAGACAATAAAATAACTAAACAAACATCTAAAAGTAGTCGAAAATAATATCTGAACTTATCAATAATTACAGGTTTACTGCTAGTAATAAGTTTGATATAATCAGATGGAACAATTCATGTGCCGTCTTAGCTCAGCTGGTAGTAGCGTCGCCATGGTAAGGCGAAGGTCGCGAGTTCAAGTCTCGCAGACGGCTCCATCTTAATTTAACCGCCCTATGGGTGGTTTTATATATTATTTATGCCTTTTATATACGGGTTGCGCAATATTTCTACTTGGAAGTTTAAACTGGGTTTGGGAGCTCGAATGTTGAGACGCAACTATAGATGACTTAATATTCTTTGGCGTAAGCATTTTATCAATTTCTGCTTTAACTTCACTAGCTTTTTCCTTATCACCCACCTTTTCATACGCATCAAGTAAAATACGTAAAGACTGGACTGAACGATCTAACTCCACTGCCTTTTCAAATGATTTTATAGCCTTTTCATCACGTCCAAGCTTTTGTAAAACTTTAGCATAAGCAATATGTCGTGATGGTACAGTAGATTCCATGGTCATAGCCTGTTCAAAAGCAAGTGCGGCCTTTTCAAGGTTATCTGTTTCTAAGTAGATAAGTCCAGCATTATGTAAACTACTTGCGCTTGGCTCTAGGCTTTGTGCGATCTCAAAACATTCAATAGCATCCTTATAGGCTTTTTGTTTAGCATATATAATACCCAACCGATTATAAGCATTGGCATTGCGCTCATCTACGCGCAGAATTGTTAGTAGTGCTTTTTCAGCCCTTAAATACTTATTATTTTTAATTGAATCCTGGGCAATATCCCAAAGTTTATCTATCTTCTCAGCGAGTTTCTTAGATGAAACAGTTGATTTTTTATTAAGCTTAGGCTCGTAAAAAATAATTGCAATACCAACAATTATAATAAATAATAGTCCAAACAT